CGCTGCACACCTTCCACATGGAGCGCGGCATAGATGGCAGATTTACGGATATCACGCCCGAGGCGGTGCTGAGCGGTGATGTAGGTTTTCAGTTTGGCCTCAGCGGCTTCGCGTACCGGCTCCACTTCGGGACCCGGATAGAGATAGAGCTCGGCCACAATCTGATATGGCACAATTTCGGCACTTTGCACCGTCACACGGTCGGCAACGGGGCGCACGTCTTCGGCGTTGAGTGCGAGGTTCACTATCTGGATCAGTTCATCGCTGGCCGCGCCGTTCCCCTCACGCGAAAGCACCGAGACGGTGACACACGCCGGTGTTGGGCTAATCACCGATACGTCAGCGACCCGACCGTCAGCACTTCGGCCATGGAATTGATACGCGCCCACTGAACCGGCCACGCTTAACCCCTCAAAGGCTTGCTGAATACGTACCCGAAAATCGTTGTCGGATTCCAGCACGGCGGCCAGAGGAGGAATGGCGGTAGTGTCGGCGGGCGTAATAACCAGACGCTCAACGTTATAGTTTGCGCCGAGGTTATCCAGATCGCCGCCGGTGGCATAAGCCAGCATATTCGCCCGAGCGGCTTCGTTCACCCGTTGGCGCCACATCACCTCGCGGTAAGCGCTTTCTTCGAGCAACTTGGTCAAGGGTTCGGATTCAAGCTGTAAGGTGCGCGCTACCGCCTCGCGCTGGCTCTCGTCAAACAGCGACAACACCGTCGCCTTGCGCTCGGCTAAAATGCTTTCGTAGTCCAGCTCCTCAACCACATCGGGCGCGGGGAGCTGGCTCAGGTCAATGGTTGCCATGGATTAACTCACAGGTACGTTAAGGGAGAAGGTGCCGCCGGTGTCGGTCAGCGTGCCGGTGATATCGACAAACATTTCGCCGTTAAACCGGTTATCGAACGTGATGGCCGTGAGCCTGACGCGGGGCTCCCATTTCAAAATCGCCATATAACAGGCGGCCATAATTTGCAGGTTGAGCGCGGCGTTCTGCGGTTGGTCAATCAGCGCTGACAGCAGCGATCCATACTCACGACGCATGACCCGCGTGCCGACCGGCGTGATAAGAATATCGCGCACGCTTTGGCGAATATGCGCGAGGTCATCGAGCTGCTGACCGTTGTCTCTGCTCATGCCGATATAGCGCGCCGTCATTTCGTGTCCTCCGTCCAAGAGCCACCATGCTCAACGCCGCCGTGACCATGATCGTCAATTTGCACGCCGTTCGAGGTAAATTTGCCGGTGTGTTCGATGGTGCCGCTCATCGTGCCGCCTTTTTTCACCTCGATAGAGCCGGTGGTCAGCTTGTTGGTACAAATCACTTCGGGGGTATCGAGGGTGATTTTTTTGCTGGCGGTCACGGTGACGGACGGGCAAGTCACCACCACTGACGCCGAGGCGGTCACATCCGCGCTTTTAATGCCGCTCACGGTGAGTTTGCCGGTATCCGGCTCGTACTCAATGACCGCGCCGTCAGGAAACTCGACGCGCCAGCCATCGGCAGACGCCGACGGGGCGGGAAAGTCATCACAGTAAATGCCAGTCAGCACAAAGGCGGTATCAAGCTCGCCGCCGACGGCCAGCAATAACACCTGCTCCCCCACCGACGGAGCCCACCAGTCACGCGAACGGCCAGCGCGACGCGCCAGCCAGTTAATCCAACCGGTTTGTATTTCGCCGGTTTGGACGCGGCACAGGGCTCCATCGGTATCGACTTCGGACACGACACCGGTGCGGATAAGGTTGCGCAGTAGGCGCGAGATTTCGGATAGTTGGGATTGTGTGCTCATACAAGAAAGGATGCCGCCGAGGGGGTTCGGCGGCAATGTGAGCCCGTAGGTTAGGGACTCAGACAACAGTCATTCGCTAAGGAATGCGGTGACGACCTCCTCAACGATGTGCTTATCCCCTGCACTAAACCCCAACAGCGGGCGCGCATCATATTTCACTTCACGACTAAAGCGGTTCGGCTTGTCGCTTAAGCCCTCTTGATGTATCCGCACCATACGCTGAACACGTCCGACAAACTCCACCACAGCGGCATCGCTTGAGCCTTGCGCTTTCATAAAGCGATTGGTACGCAGCTTGGCGAACATCTGGCGCTTTACGCGGCCTCGTTTGCTGCTGGCCGGTTGCGGTTTTCGGCTGGCGTAGGGCGTGCCGTCGGGCGCTTTCTGTTGCTTAATGTGCTGTTGCTGACTGGTGCGCAAGCGCTTCGCCACTTCGACCGCAATTTTACGACGTTGTACCGGTGTCAGATTGCCAATCAGCCCCGCGAGCCTGTCCTCAAACTGTTTGAGCTCACTCATCCCACTGACTCACTAGCTCGCCGTTGATATAGAGCTCCATGGGGCGCTCAACCGGCTGCGGGATAGGTGGCTCGACGAGGTGCTTCACGTGAAGCGCCCTATCTACCTGCTTGACGATAACGCGCTCGGTGAGGCGCAGGCTAAAACTGATATCGATACTGTCGTGATTATTCAGGTCAGCAAAGTAGGTGAAGCCGTTCCGCTTGCCCTCGTCAGTGGTCATGATATCCGGCTGGTTTTCGCGTAACCATGCGTTAATCGGCACGATGAGCAAATCCAGATCGCCAGAATAATCGGTTATGGTCACATTGAGCGTATACAGATTTTCATGCGATAGCGTCGCGGCCAGCGTGGTCGCAATCGTCCCGTTATCTACAAACAGGCGCAACATATCGGGATTTTTACGCAACACCGGCGCGGCTTTCTCAAGCGCTTCGCGCAGACTCTTGGGCTTTAACATCGTGTGACTCCTGGCACTGTTTCACGGTTTCCACCTGTAGCGCACAGCTCACCAGTGCGCGCTCTAATTGGCGGTTATCTTCACTCAAATCGCCGTTAGTTTTCGGCAGGCTTGCCGGTATCGGGCAGCTCGTCACCTTCGGACAGCCAACGTAAATAAGCGTCGGGGGTGTCAAAGGCGGGACGGGTGTGCAGCCTTGCAATATCATCAGGCAAAGCAGACTGATACCAATCGCGCAGCGCTTTATTTTCATTGAGTAGCCTCGTTATTTTTTGGTCTTTGCCGGTGGCGAGCTGCTGCGCGTGGCTAAGTTGCTGACGCAATACCACCTGAGCGCGTTCGCTGCGGTCGGCGTTATCGCGCACCACGTTGAGCTGATTGTTTAAGGTGGCGAGGTTATTTTTTTGCGTAGTGATGGTTTGGGTGGCATCGCTGAGCGCTTGCCCTAGCTCGCGATTCTCACGCGTTAACCACCACAGACCAGTGACGGCCACTATCAGTAAGATAATCAGCGTTTTCATTGGGCAAGTGTTCCCCCAGCCGCACGATAAACCTCGACCAGTTTGTCGAGTCGGTGCTCTCGCTGGCCGTAACCGGCACCCGGCAATGACGCCCAAATATTGCGGCACTTGTCGATCGCTTGCTCAACATCACCGCGCTCGATATCCGCAAGGCTTCGCTGCTCGGTCAGCAATTGCACCGCGAGGCGGTCTTGTGACGACGGGCTAAAGTCAGGCAGTGAAAGCAACGCTTTATAGTGCGGCCAGTAGCGATAAAGCTGCTGATACCGCCCCGAGGCGGTCGAGCGCTCCCCGCGTCAGTTAAAGGTTTTCGCTGGGCGACCGTGCGAAAACGGGTGATCGCTGTAGTCGGTGAAAATCTCCGGCTTGCCATCGTTCCCCGTCACCACCACGTCATAACCCTGATTACGCGTGAGTGGATGGGTCGCCGTTCCCTCAGAAAACGCCAGCATATCGAGAAACGCGGCGACGTTTGGATGGACTTTAATCACGGCCATTATTTGTCCCCTTTGTCGTTTTTGTTTTCTTTGTTCAGGCGGCGCTGGATAAAGATTTCCACCACCTGATAACCAGCGATCCCTAACGCGGCACCGATGCCGTTCACGGCAGCGCCCGATAAATCAGGGAATTGCACCAGCGCCACACCGGCCACCATCGAGACAAAGCCGCCGAGCAACATGCGGCCTATAAACAGCCGAGGCGTAATAGGCTCACCACCGGCGAGCACTTTACCCACCACAATCAGCATGCCGATGAGGAATAGCGTCACCACGCTCTTATCGGTTTCGTTCATGAATTAATCCCATAGGTTGAGAGTCTCCGACGCGGTCGAGGACTCAACGACCGGCAACTCGACCGCGGTGCCATGCGGTAGCACCGCACCCAGCTCGGCAAGCCCCGGATTGACCGCAAGCACCGCCTCGACCACGCCCTCGGTGCGCCCGTAACGGCGATAACACAGGGCGTCGAGGGTGTCCCCCTGTGAGGCGATAACACGCATTAGATTTGTCCAATGATGGATTTAGGCCGACCTTCTAAGCGACTCACCGCCCAGCGTGCATCGCGCCACAGCGTGTCAGCGGTGCTCTCAACGGTGTCGGCTTTCCGGTCGCCTTTGGCGCTGGCGTCATAGCCGCGATAACGCTCGTAGACGCTGGCGCTGGCAAAGGCCGACACGGCGCGCAAGTAGTAAAAACATTTTTCACTTTCACCATCGATTTTCTCGGCGGGAACCTCCGCTAAACAGGCGTAGCCTGCGGCGATATTGCGCTCACGAAAGAGATGTAACTCAGCGTTGGTTTCAGCAATCCCCATGCGGATCGCTTCACGTAGCCGCTCAGGTGTAACCACATACTCAAGGCGCATGAGCTCACGAATGCGCACCGGGTCGATATCCGGCCAAAAGTAGGTGTTTTTAATCACCGGTTCGCGCGGTTCAGGCGCAGGAATGACCACCCCTGAGGCGTCGGTATTCTCATCCGACGCAGGGATTATGATTGTCGTCATGACAAATCCTTGTAATGGGTGGGCGGTGGACGCAGAAGCCAATCAGAGCAAGCCTGTTTTCTCTGCGTGCCGCCCGGCGCGGGGCGCGTTCTGTTAGCGGCGAGCGGTTGCACTCGTCGGTTTTCGCGTACTAGCGGCTGATTTAGCCGATGTTTTCGCACGCTTGGCTGTTTTTGGTTTGGCGCGTTCTTTCGGTTTTGGCGCAGGTGCTGTTTCGGTCGCGGGCTCACTGGCGACCTTGATGACGCGCTCTAGTCGCTCAATATCCTTTTTCACACCGGCCAATCGGTCGAGCTGCATGGCGCGTTTTAGGTGCTCTAGCGCTTGGAGCGCCGCGCCCTCATCACGCAGTACCAGCCCGGTGATTTTGTGCAGTTTGGCGCGCACCTTATCCGGCATATCGGCGCTTTCGGTCAGCGCCAT